CCATCGACTTCTGTGCGGTTTCAGATGAGGCTTCAGCAAGCTCGTCAATCATTCCAAACCGCTGTGCCAGAAGTCCAAGTGCCTCTTGAGCGCCTGTCAGGTGGAGTGCTGCAAGGACGGAATTAAATGCACCGAGAGCCGTCCGTGAGGTCATAATAGCAGTACCGAGTCCACCAAAGAAGCGCCCCATACGGATACCAAGACTGAGCGCACCGCTCATTGCTCGGCTGAGAACGAGGAATGCTGTAGCGGCAGCAATTACCTCATTCGGTAGCATATTAAGAATATCGGCTACCATCCGAATAGCTTCGAGGACGCCAGCAATAGCTGGAAGAATGCCCTCGAATGCGGCAATACCAACTTCAGTAATCGCTCGGAAGAAGTTCAAGAAGGAACGACCGAACTCTCCGAGGAATCCAAGGAACTCCATTCCTTCCGTGTTGAAGAACTCAAGTGCCGCTGGTAACTTCTCCATAAACCACACGAAGAAGTCTGCAATAACTGGAAGGAACGCTTCTACAGTGCTTTCGAGTGCAAGTAGTATTTCGTTTGCGTTATCGAAGAACGCTGTCGAAAGTTCACCAAGGAAGGCGTCGAGTTCTCCACGGAGCCTATTAGCAAGCTGTGCAAAGAGGTTCAGTGCAGATGCAAGTCCTGTAATTGCATCTTTGAACATCTCCACGTTTTCTTGATTAGCTAATGGCTCTAAGGCCCGCATAATAGTTCCACGGACCTCTTTCATTACACCTTCCATCGCTTCCCACGTATTCTTGTACTCGTCGTTGGTCTGTGCCATTTGACGAGCCATAGCCAACATTCCACCACCATAAATGGCGGCGAGTGCTGAACCAGCAGTTACAGCGGCGGTTGCGAGACCACCGAGTGCTGCGGCAAGCGAACCTGTCACAGCAGCAAGCTGTGGGATTTGGACAGCAGCTTGTCGGAGAGCGAAGTTGAACGGACCAAGGTTAAAGCTTGTGGCTGCGAATGCGCCGCTCAGTCCTGCCATTTCGAGAGCAGTTTGTGACGCCTCATCACCTGTTTCCTCAATAGAGTCTTTGAGGTCGTTCAAGGCTTCTTCGTCAATTCGAGCAGCGACAGCGTTCGCCAACTGTGCCGAGGTCATACTTTCAATATTCATCTCGGCAAAGTCTATCGACTCCGCAAGCTGTAACTCGCTATTACGGAGGTCGTCGGCAAGCTCTTCAGCACTGTCTGCTGCACGCGCCATCCGGTAGAGCGCACCAATTTCTCCCTGTAGCGCGTCCTGTGTTGCCTTTGCTGTACCACTGAGCATCTGGTTCGCTCTGGAAACGGCGTCCTTGGCTTCTTCAAGACTCCCGGCACTCATTACGGCTTCTCTGAAGGTCTGTGCCTCTTCAGCCAGCGAGCGCTCTGCTGACTGGTTGGCTTTGTCCATTGCCATCTGCGCGTTCCGAACGTTTTCACCGGCATCAGCAAAGTCTTCAGCAGACATTGCAGCTTGCCGTGCTTCAACGCTCACACCTTCGAATCCTTCCTGAGCTTCCTGCAATACAGCAGACGTTTCGGCCATTGCATTGCGTACTTCATCCGCTGCATCCTCAGTAGAATCCATAGCTTCGCCACTAACGCCAGCAGATTCAGCTACCTCGTCCAACGCATCAGCTACACTCGCCAGTGACTCAGAAATAGTTTCCTGAGCGCTTAGAATAGCAGTAAGAGCCTTCTCAGCCATATGATATAGTCCCTATAGTTGGTGCTTCAGTTGTTGTTTGTTTTGCTCTGCCTCTACTTTCTCTTGCTTCATCTTCTCGCGCTCTTGCTCGGCCAAGAAGCCGAACTTCAACTGACCATCAGTTAGGTCACCCATAAAGGCTTCGCGCTCAGTGGTTGGATGCCTGCAATCTTCGTCAGGGAAGCCGGGTGTCTCGTAGCAGTTACAGACGTACTCAGTTACAGAGTACGATTTTCCGTTTGTGACTGCTGAGAGGAGCGACTGCCCTAACTGCGTTCGTGAAAACTTTGGACAGCGCCCCCGTTCTCAAGGGAGTACGTAAGTACTTCGCTGCCAAGTTCGAACAGCATTTCGAAGCCGAAGTCTTCGATAATGTCACGCATCTGCGTGGTAGAAAGGCCGTCGTGGTGAAGCGAGTTAGAACAGAGATTTTCGAACGCTTCAACCATCTCCGGTGAAACTTGCGTCGTTCCACCGGCTTCTCGGGCCATCTCCTCGGCCTCTTCAGGGTCAATGTCTTCTTCCTCAGCATCAACCGCTTGGAATAGTTCTTCAGGCATCGAGCTAATCGCTTCGGCAAGGTCTTCCTTGCTTACAACGTGTAGTTCGACTCCTGTAAGTAGAGCGCCGTCGTCGCGCTCGAACTCGATTTCCTTCGATGCTCCAGTACCCTTGATGGTACGGTCGTAGAACTCTTCTGCATCAACTTCTTGTGTCATAGTTAATCAGTCCCGTTGGGTCAAAAGTTTTTGTTCTTTGCGGTGAACACACCGCGCACGTCTGTAGAGACGAAAATCGGCAGCCAGAACAAGTGGCTGCCTGTGTTCATCTTCTCTGTACGTTAGTTGGTCTTAACGACCATCTCTTCCGCAACGAAGTCATAGCTCTCGCTCGTCCGGTCGTCCGAAGGAACGTCCTTGTCGCGGGAGCTAATGATTACTCCACGGAAGATTACAGTTCGTTCGTGTTCCTCGACTCGCAGCGTGAAGCTGTTAGGGTCTACGGGAAGGCCGTTATCCTGTCGAACAGCACCTCGAAGGTCTTCGTTAGAGCCTGTATGCTCGAACGAACCGGAGTAGGACATTCCTGTCGTTACGATGGACTGTCCCATCCCAGTCGAGAACTGCTGCTCGGAGGTGTTGGCCTCAGCGGAGTAGCTGACGTTCGTGACAGCGTACTCGTCACCGCCGATGATAAGGCGGTTGTCGTAGCCAATCTCCTTCTGCGGGTCATCACGGAGAGGTCGGTTTGGTTGTGGTCCTGTAGGCATAATTCATCACCTTTAGGTGTTGATGGTAATGGACTCGTCAACTCGCTTGACGATGCCCTGTGGCGTGATGCCAATGTCGATATTTACTTGGTCAGCGTCGTTGGCATCCTGATACACGTCTACGTACCAGTTTGTCTCGCTGTCCGTGTTCGGCTCAAGGAGCCGTTCACCGACGAGAGCGTCAAGCTCTCCGAAGAGTGTGGCCTCTGCTGCGTTACGAGTCTGCTCGTCGTTGATTCGACCAACCGTGGCGTCACCAACAATCTTCCCGAGCAGGATAACGCGGTCAACGATACGACGCCGCCAGAAGTCACGCTGCCAGTCGGTCTCAGTGGACGTGGAGAGGTTGTCCTTGAGTCGGACAGTACCAGACTGTCGGACTGGAATTACCTCTGTATCACGAAGGTCCTGAGCCTCGGAGCGAGCGAGCTTCTGCTCAATGTCAGTGTAGCCGCTGATAGCGTCATTGTACACCGGCTCGTTGATGGCGTGGCCTGCGAAGAGACCAGCGACACCACCAACAATAGTGTACGCAGAGTCCAGCGGTCGCGCTGGAGCAATCAGGAACATCGAGCCGTCGTCAATGGCGTCGGAGTAGTTAGCCGTGTCGTACCGTGGACGGAGGTCAGTACCGTCAGCGACGGCGGTAGCATCGTCTGCAACCGTGTCGTTCGGTTCTGCGGCTGTAACTCCCTTGACCATCTGGTACTCGCCACGAAGCGTCGTGACCTTACCGCTGAGAGTACTTGCAACTGCTTCTGTGTCAGTGAGAGCGGCGTAAACTGCTGTCTCGTCTTCGTCTACAACGTTATCGGCTGCACCGAACGCACCGCCCCAGTCAGGGGTCTTGTACGTCACGTCGTAGTCGTCGCTCGTGTCAGCAGTCCACTCACCAGTCTTCGGGTTGATGAAGATGGTGTCAGCAGTGGTCGGCGTTGGTGGAGCAGTACCTCCAGAGCCATCACCGTAGTAGAATGCTACGGTAATGTCGTTAGCGCTACCATCCTGAACGGATACGCTTTCCTCTTCAACTGGCGTGTTGGAGAGAGTGCCGCTTGCTGTAGCGGAGAAATTCTCCGTCGTGTCTGTATCGTAGTCGTAAGCGACACCGTAGAGGTAGTTGATGTTTGCTCCGTTTGCCAGCGCTTCTTTCATCGCATTGGCAAGCTCAGAGCCGTCACCAAACTTAGCGTCAGCATCCTGCCGCGACCCAACCTGAGTCGGGTCGTTTACGGAAGCAGAGCCGTTGTTGGTATCGGCTGCACCGAAGAGAACAAGTGTCTCCTCAGCACCAACTTGGACACCACTAATGCCGCCTCCCTGCGTCTGAACCTGTACACCGGGGAAGCTTCCAAATGTTGTCATTGTTTATCACCTGTAGTTTGTGTCAGTCTGCTATCGTCCGACAATTCCCCATCAACCAGCAGGTTGAGGGTTGAAGTTAACATCCGAGACGGATGTTTCGCTGTCGGTTTCGAACTCGCTGGCAGACCAGACTGACACGTCAATCCGCCAGCGTCGTAGTTCGGGTGTCGTCTCAAGCTCGTGCGCTGGTTGACCGTCACCAACTTCGAGCCGCCACGACGCATCCATATCCCCACCATCTTCGGCAGGGAGTGGCTGATTTGGACCTGCGTTATCGTGTGTGTACAACACAGACCAGAGCTTCGTGCCCAGTTCGCGGGCATCGTACTTGCTGCCCTGTGCTGTGTACACATCGAATTGCAGGTCGAGCCTGTACTCAGAATGGTAAATCCGACCAATGGCGTTTCCATCGTCGTCGGTCTTCACATCCACTACGTCAGTGTTGAAGTCCTGAATCTGGATTTCATCAATGGGTTGTACTTCCACAATCGGAAGCTTGATGTTCCCATCTTGTCCATTTCGAGATGCCTCGTATGGGAGATAGTTCATCTCTGACGGCATCTTACCGGAGGTCTTGACAGACCGCATCAGTCCATCAATAATGTCTTCGGGTCGAACCATCAGTTGAACACCTCTTGGAACATCTCTTCAACAGACTCAATTGCCTGTTCTGCAAGCCATCCTTCCTCTTCTGCCTTGTTGACAGCACTTCGGAAGAACGACCGGGGCTTCATCCCTTCAACGGATGCCACAACAACCTGCTCACCGTCTGCCGTTTCGAACGCCAGCGCTTGCATATCGGTTGGTGTGATTGGCTCGTTACCACCTGAGCGCTCATTGTAGATGCCTGTACCGTACTCGATGTAGATAGCGTGTTCAGCCGTGGGTCCGACTGTGTACACACCGGACTCGATTTGAGTCCATTGAACCGAGTTGAATAGCTCTCCAGTATCGTAGGCATCAAGCCGTAGGATGTTTTCACGCATCTGCGACTGGAGAAGCTTGGCGGTCTGTTCTGCGCCATCGTCAACTGCTCGCGGTACTCGTTGCTGCGCCTCCTCGACCTCGTTCTTAAACTCCTGAATCTGCTCTTGTAGCTCGTCAAAGCCTGAGAAGTTCATACTCATACGTCGTAATCATCCTCCACGTCGAGGTCGAAGTCCACGTCGTTGAAGTAGCGGTCCCAGTCGGACCAGTCTTCGGACGGACTCGTGTTGTACACGTAAACACCTGTGTACTCGTTTTCGAGGGCTGACTGAATACCGTCAACAATTTCTTTATAGCGTTCACAGAACGCCTGCATCGAGTAGTCTACTTTCGTGTCACCCGTATCATCGAGGTCGGCAAGCGCCACATCGTCATTATCTTCTGCACCTTTGGCAAGTTCGCACGTACCTTTCTGTTTTAGTGCAGCAATGTGATATGGCGTTAAGTCACCGTCAGCAATCTCTTCTCCACCGTTTACATCGAGTTCCAGCATTGCCTCTGCGAACTCGATAGCATCCAGCTTCTCGTCCCTGTCGTAATCGTCAGGGATTTGAACTGGAATATCGCTCGGGGAGATGTATTTTGGGTCGTAGTCTGACATTGCTGGTAGATTGTAGGGTGTCGGACGATAGCAGGCGATTCAAGTATGGATAACGAAGTTATCCAGTGATGGCGACGGCAGCATCTTGGAAGATTGCCTTCCACGAGCGCCGCGTGTAGACCTGAACGTTGTCGGCCATCCGCTCGTTGTCTTCGTAACGGTTGGACGCCATTCCGGTACGAGTAAGCTCGTAGCCGAAGTAGTCAGTGTCTACGATGAACGCACCGGGACCGGAGTCGTCACCGAACTCAGAACCGATGGCGTGAGCGTTGTCAACGACAACGTTGAGGCCAGCAATCTGACCAATCTCACCGCTTGCAACAACGTCGTCCCCGCTTTCCGTAGCGCGGTTGAAGTTGTTGTCAGTGAGGAGGTCACCGTAGGCCTCAAGGTCGAGGATGAGCATATCCGGCGAGTAGTCTCCGCGACGGACCTCAATCATACCGTCACGAATGTCACCGAACGTCATCGTTCCGTTGTCGTCACCAGCGTACCCAACGTCCGTGGAGCCAGTACCGTAGTCGGCGTCCGGCTTCACGTTGTCACGAAGCTCTACGAAAGCCTCGAAGTTAAGGCGCTCGTCCATAGCACGAGCAAGCTGGTCAACTTCTCGGGCCTTCATATCGAGAAGACCGTCCTGCTGTGCCTCCATCGTGATGGAGATTTCGCCAGCGAACTTGTCGAACGTGACGAGAACCTCCTTCACAGTCGTCTGGTGACGCGGAACCTCAGCGCCCTCGGGGACAACCTGCACACGTCCCATATCGTCTTGGGCGATGTTGAATTGGTAGGCGTTACTACCAATTCTGTGCGAAGGCGTCTCGGTAAATGAGGTCCTCCTCCACAAATTCTTCTACCGTATCACGGACGAAATCCTCAGTGATAACGTCCTGAACTTTAAGTGTCATATTTATTCACCTCTTCTATATTATGGTCGCTGCGAGACCAGTGCGTAGTCGTCGTCAGAATCACTACGCGGATTTGTCTTCGTACCTACACGGAGTACAACGTACTCGTCGCCGTTGACCGAAAGGTCGCCAGCATCGACGTTCTCTGCGGAACCGTCGTGAGTACCTACCGTGTCACCAGCCGTGGCGTCAGCCTCAACAGCAGCGAGAACTGGGCCGTTGGTCTTAATGGTGACTTCTTCACCTGACGAAGCGTTGATGTACGCGATACCGTCAACGGAATCGCTACCGTTGGCCGATACACGAGTTGCTTCGCCGTTCGAGTCGATGGTGACAGCCTCGCCAGCGTAGAGGTCTTCCGCTGCGTCCACGTAGATGTAGTGACCGTAGCGGGAAGTCTCGTCTCCGGGGTCGAGGTCTTCACCGATTTCGTTTGTAAATGCCATATTTGTTCACCTCTTTTTACTCAAGGATGCGCTGTCGGATTTCTTCCTGCTTCTCAGAAGCCTCCTCCGATGTGGAGTCTCCTTCGCCCGCTTCAACCTCAGCAGCTTCCTCAAGCTCTTCCTCGTCAGGGTCAGCACCCTGCGGGTCAGGCGTAAGCTCACCTTCAAGCTCTTCACCTTCCTCAAGCTCGTCTTCGAGGTCTTCTCGCATTTCTTCGAGCGTCCACTTGTCCTGAATACGCTCTGCGGGGACACCAGTGCGCTCGGAGAGTGCTTCAGCGTAGAGCGAGCGAACCGATTCTACGTCTTCTTCGAGCTGTTCGTACTTTTCGCTCTCCATAATGTGAGGCTCGTCAGTCTCCTGAAGTGCCTCAACGTCAGAGCGGTCTACTTCGTCAAGGATTGCCGTTCGCTCCTTGAGTTCTTCAAGGTCCGACTGGAACTCCTCTCGAAGCTCCTCGACGGCCTCGGACGGGTCAGCCCCGCCCTCGTCGCCTTCCTCAAGCTCGTCGTAAGCGTCAGCCTTGCGACGAAGCTCTTCAAGCTCGTCCTGAGTAATCTCATCTGTCATAGTTGAATCACCTGTGTTATCAGCAGCAACGATTGTCGCAGGCTCGTTGCCAGTGCCATCGTTGTCCGATACAACGTCGATGGAGCGGTCAGCGGAGAGAACAGTCACCGAGTCATCATTCTCTCCTGCCTCATCGCCCGCATCAGCCGTTGAATCGGCATCATCTGCGGGGGTATCAGACATTTCTTCTTCGTCGTCTTCGTCTTCTTCTTCGTCTCTGTGCTTGGAAGTCGATGCAACAACGTCCATATACTCTTCGTGAGTGTCACCCGGAACCCACATCGTCTCACCGTCAAACTCCATCTGGTGGACGCCTGTGAGACCGTCAGTGTCTTCAACGAAAGCCATCGCGTCGTCCTTCGACGCAAACCGATGGTCTTCTGGTACTTCTCCGTGTTCAGCCATTTGTTCACTACCTCCGTGCATTTGAAGGTCAGAGTAACCAGCCGTCACGGTGAAGCCAGTCGATACAGGTTCGCCGTCCTGCATTTCGTGAACCTCTACCATCACAATGTCCTTCTCGTCATCAATGTGGACAATCTTTCCGAACATCGCCGGGTTAACTTGCCACTCGACCATCTGACCTTCGCTAAATTCGGGCGCTTCGGCGGCTTCTTCCTCACCCCAGTCCTTGTCGAAAACTTCACTGGCGGTTTCGTTGACCCACTGCATAATACGGCTTTCCATTTCACTGGAAAGTCCATCAACAGCAGTCGCGCCACGTCCACCTTTTACAGCGGAGAGAGCGTTCAACGAAAGCTCACCATCCGGTTCAACAACCGGAAGCTTTAAGTCTCCGTAAGACTCTGGAGGGAAGCCACCTCGCGCAATCAGGAAGTGATTCCCGATTGCATTTCGCGTATCCTCGTCAAGCTCACCAAAGTCAGTACCAGCTTCAAAGTCGTACTCACTGGCGAAATCTTCGAGGTTCGGATTGTTCCATTCATCGGTGTGTTCGCCATCCCACTCAGGCGTGTGCATCGAGTAATCTGCAAGTTCTTCCACGTTCATCTCGTCTGCTTCAGATGCTCGTTCTTCCTCTTCATACTCGTGCATACCCTGACGGTCTTCGTCTGGCGTGTCACCTTCTTCTGGATACCGTTCCGGCTCTTCATCGTACTTGTGTGGGTTGCCGTCAAACTCTGCTCCTTCTGGAACGTCGTAGGACGACTGTTCTGCGGAATCCCACTCTTGGAGCGCCGAGAAGCGCTTTGCCATCAGTGTCTCGGTTGGTTGCCACTCACCTTCACTGTATTCGTACACGCGAAGAAGAGCAGCAGGATTTTGCTCCGTACCACTGACAGGTTGATTATTACTGATGTTCTGATTCTCGATTGTTCCGTCGTAAACTACTTCCTCAATCCGAGCCGGTGTCGGATTTTCTTCATTGTTCATCACGCTGTCATTGAGTCCAGCAAGGACAAAATCGCCTTCCTTGAACTCTTGTAGCTCGTCACCGTCAACGTCAACGCCCATCATCTGAGCGCATTCGGCAGCGGAAAGTTCCGAAGACGGACCCATCTCGGCGGTGTTGCTCGGTGCAGCACCAGATGGGACAATACTCAAATTATCGAATTTGACTCTCTGAACCAACTTTGCACCGTTTTCGGCCTCCTCCATATTCTCAACGTCACCGTGATACCCACGGATAGAAACTTCGAGAAGACCATTCTTTACGCGCTCTGCAAGTTCCTCGTCGTATAGTTCGGCTTCGTACAGCACACCAACTCCATCTTTATAGGTAGTCGAAATAACTTCACCTACGACTCCTCGGGATGAATTGTCGTGGTCTTCCACAAGGGAACGACCTTCGAGGGAGTCTACGGCTGGCTTGAGCGCTTCTCGGGGCCACTTCTTCCGAATACCGGATTGACCACGAGTAACGTCACCTTCCCCAATAGCGATTCCGTGAATCGTCCACGGTGCATCACCTTCAAGTTCACTGGAAAGATGTGCGTTATTGCGTTCAAGTTCTACCGATTCTTGCTGTACACTCATATGTTGAAGTTCAGAAACAGCCAACTCAGTTGTGTCTCGTCTCATAATGCTTGTAATTAGGATGGGTACTTAAAAGGGTCCGATTCTTCTGTCCACAAGTGCGTAGACGACGAGTAAACACAGTACCAACAACGGCCACAGCCATATACCCGATATGGAAGTGACGATAGTTAGCTTCTCAAGGACAGCCTCAAGCCAGAAAGTTGTCACTACTGTCAACGCAAAAAGCACTCGCGTTTTGAAGACGCTCTCTGTCTCCTCGTCGTCTATCTCTAAATCCATACTTATGAGTTCTGTAGCGTTTCAATCTCGACTTTGTGTTCACCTTGTTCGTCGCTATCTATAATAATGAGACCATAGTCAAGGTCTGTCAGAACACGTCTTCGTGAAATACCAAGTGTTCGTTGTGCGGATGTTCCTCCGGCATCTGATGTTGAACTGATGCTTGCGTGACCAATCTGGTAACCGCCCGGATTTGTAAGAATATTAGCCGTTTCTGCACCATCAACATCCGTACCAACAGCGCTTGCGTCCGGTCCTGTCGGTGCGCCTGCTGCACCGTCACCTTCAACCTGTCGAATGGCGCTGTTCTGTTCACTGTGTTCAACAGGAACAGAAAAGTCTCCATCAACGTAATTAGTAGAAGATGGGTCAACTGATACCATTATTACCTCAGCGTCAGTTGTGGATGATGGGGTTTTACGAATACTAATTTGGTCAATCACAGATTGTACAAGTGGTCTATCACTATCGGTTTGTATTATATTAAATACACTATCTTGTGCGTTTTTATGAAATTCAGAATCTTCTACCATAGTAATCCTCACTTAGAAGCGATTTCTCCAGAGTTCTGTGCCAAGAACTTCGTCTTTGAGTGCAGCACAGAATCGGGACGGACTACGAATATCTCCGACCATCTGTGCGCGGCACGTTGTAAATGTTCCGCCGAGTGAAGCCCACGCATCGAGAACCGATGCACGGTCCCACCCTTCTGGAAGCTCACTAAATCCAACTTCAGGGTCGTCAACTCCCCGAATATTCAGTAGTTCGTCAACATTGTCAACGTCGTGCTTGTCACATAACATCCGCTCCTTCGCTCGCTGAAGCTCGGCGTAATCGTGTGGGTTGTCCGTGTATTGATACACTTCTGCCATCTCAGCCTTACCAGCGAGGTCCTTTGCATCTGCGTCATCGTCTGCGAAACTTTCGCCGTCGTATTCAGACAGGTCAGACGCCCTGAAGACACCATTACCGCCTCCTGTGAGTCCCACGATGTACGCAGGAGAATCGGATGATGCTTCAACGTCTACCGTTTCAGGTTCATCATCGTCACCTTCTGGTGCGCCAGTCGGGAACTCAAAGTCTGTTGTCATCTTTCCGGTAATGACACCGGGACCTTCAGGTGTTTCGACTCTGTTTCCTTCTTTGAACTCAACCATTGTTTTCAACCTCAATGCCGTACTTATCCTCAAGCTTTTCGAGAGTGAACACACTGCCTTCCTCGGGGGTCGCGTGTGTTAACTCTTCGCCGTCTTCTGTTTCTACGACTGGCACAATCTCTGTGTCGCAGCCGAAGTGCCACGGCGGTACTTGTGGAAGCGGGTCAAATCCACTGTATATATAAGCCCCGCTCGCTGCATCAGTCCACTGTTCACTCAGCGACTCCTCAGAGTCGAACCGAGCGATGGCAGGTTCACCGTCACCGCAGCCAACAAGCTGCTGACAAACCTGTGTCGTGCCCTCTCCACAGGTGTTGATAGGTTGCACTCCCACAACATCCTCGTGGTTCTCGAACTCGATAAGCTTCGTCGTGTTGACGGCAGACTGCATCTCCATATGTGCAATCAGTCGTGCCCGTTGACGCAGCTTATCTCGCGTGAACGTGGCCTTGATGCGCTCCACGATGTTTTGCATTTCTTCGCCAGACTGTGCGCCTCGCGTAACGTGTTCGCTAATACGGTCTCCTAAGTCGTTAACAGCACGCTCCGTCGCTCTCATTACGTTGTTGGAAAACTGTGTCGTATTATTTCTGTGTGTTGTGTTGTACGACGCTGTGTAGTCCAACTGTGTGTCGCTCTCAAGAGTCGTGAGCGTGTCTCTGACAACTTCTTCCATCACCGAGGGTGATACATCCCGTAAGTCGCTGGAATCCATTGCCGACCGGCTCGCTCGCGTATTGATGGTATCAATCTGCGTCATCGCATTTCGGGGTGCGTTCCGGTACTGGTCACGTAATCTCTGGACAACGTTGTTTACGTAACCCTCGAACACACTGTCGATGGCTGACGTAAGTTGTCGCCGCTGTGGATTCGTTCCGACGAACCGTGGGTCAGCAAGCTCTGCGGTCCAGATGTTTTCCTCTTCGTCTTCGGGGGAGTCAGAGTCCGACTGCTCCCCATCCTGCTCTTGCTCGTCGTTGTTCTGCTGACCCTGATTCTGGTTTCCCGAACCATCTCCAGTCTCGTTCTGTCCACTGGTGTCGTTGCCGCCATCGTTACCTTTACCACGGTAGTCGATAACGTTCTGGTTCGGTCCAACCTCTTCGTTCTGCTCGTTCGGTCTTCCCATCTTGAACTTCACTTCGTCAACGTCTTCGTCAGAGAGACCGAACATCTCCTGAGACTTCTCCTGTACGATTTCGGAGAACTCAGACTCCATCTCACGACGTGCTTCCTTCAGTTGGCGCTGAATGTCGCGCTCCTGAGACTGTGAGACGAACTGGTTAATCTGACTCTCGAACGCACCGAGCGTGTACTTCGGCATCGGCATCGCAGTCAAGATGTAGTCAAGGTCGAACTGCAAGTATTCGGCAATGTCAGCGACCTCACCAGAGATAGTCTTTACGCTCACGTCACCACGGACACCTTGCTTGAGTCCGGGCTGGAAGTTATCCATATCGTGTGCGTTCATAAACCTGTCAATGTCGTCTCGCTCCCACGGCTGCTCTTCGCTACCGAAGAGGAATAGCCAGAGGGGATATGCCTTGGACGCGATAGCTTCGTCGTTGTCCTGAAGTTTCTTCTTCAGACCTTCGACACGAGAGCTAACGGACTCGATTCTCGATGTACCGAAAATCTCACCAACGTCAGCGTCACGAGTAAGCGGGACAATCTGCTCAGAGGTCCAGTACTGCGTGTACTCGTCATTTCGACGCCATCTGTTCGTCGTCACGTCCTGCTGATATGCAGCAGCGAGACCATCAGACGTAGTAGGCACGTCGTCAACAGTAACGTTCGGGTCGTCGGCAAAGATTTCCCGTGGCCGTTCTGGTGGAAGGAGCATCGCCTGTCGCGGCATTGTGTTCACTTCCACTGTCTCGGCATTGATAAGCTTGACACCGTACAGAATGTCGTTGTCTTCGCGTGCTGGAACCTTCTCGATGAGTGCAGTCCCACGCACTTCACGCTGTACAGCGGCCTTCTTAAGCAGCTTCATTACGTCTCTGTCGCTCTTTCCGCTGACGATAGCTGCGTTCGAGAGCCACTGCTCGATGCGCTCGATTTCGTCTTCGGAAAGTACTTCGGCTTCAACTCTGTATCCGGGTTCTACGACCTGTCGTGCGAACGACGTAATCGGTTCTCGGATGAGCGGCGTGGTCTCGAATTGACGCCAGTAGCGGCGCATTCTGTCTTTCGGTGGCTTCGAGCGATTGAAGTCACCCTTCGAGATGTGTGGCCGGTTAGCGAACTGGTCCTGACTCCGAGGAGCAGGCTTTCCTGATTGGTTCGCAAGCTCTTCGGTGTCAGGCGTGCCACCAGTCTCGGTTGCACGACCACCACCGCCGCCAAGAATCCGACTTCGTAGATTTGCTGTATTATTCGCCACGATTAATCACCTTACTGTTGTAGGTCCTCGTAGATTCGCACGCCGACGAATCCATCTGTCGGGAACGTCCGTTCCTGCGAGGTGGAATCGTCAACGACGACAATTTCGAGGTCGTAATTGCCTTCTGCGTCTGTTTCTGCGCTACTCCACTCATATTTGACTTGACCGTCAACTTCATCAACGACGGTCATTGCTACACCATCAATCTGCTTGGAAGAAAGGTCAGACCCTTCTTCGTTCATATGTAGCTCTGGTGTCTTGCCGGTCAAGTCGTATGGGTCACCGTTGTGAAGCAGTTGTGCCTCGAATACTGGGAGTGTATCGCCAGCCTTGAGGGTCGTTCCCTGCTCCACGTCAACTGTTGCTTGTGTCATAGTTGTAGTAAATTCTATTTGCGCCATTGTTATAATCTATTATAACATCTCTAATATTTTCAACGGACACTGCCAAGATTAAAAGGCTTCATACTCTCCTTGTCCGACAGAGCCGTGTTCTTCTTATTTTTTGCCCACACAGCGAGTGCGAGCGAGTCACAGAAGTCGTCGTGACCGCCAGACGGGTGTGCAATCTTTAGCTTGCCTGTACTCGTGTAATCGTACTCCAGCGCCGTAAGCTGCTGCTTCATCGTGTTCGAGTCACGGCCAGCGTTTGGCTCGAAGCGGAACGTCAGCGCACGGTTCTGGAAGTTGTTCTTCAGGTTGGAATAGATGGACTGCTTTTTGTCGTTCGTGAACTTGACACCTTCCACTTTTTGACCGAGGTCTTCCTGTACTTGGTCAACCACACCAGCACCGAGACCAGTCTGGTCGATAAGGATTTTGTCGTACTGGTTGTACTTGTCAAGTTCTCGAATACGTCCCATCGCGTCCGTAAGCTGCTTGCTCTTTGTGTGTTCAATGTCGAAGATGTTTCCGTTTCCGTCAACAGAGATGTACACAGATTCGTCTTCACCAGTGTGAGCAAGGTCTACGCCGAGGTATGCGTCGTTGGTCTCCCGAGTAACTGGGTGTCCAACGGCGACTTCCTCGTGCGTCACTTCTTCCTCCGTGAAGTACGCATCCGCGTTCTCATCGAACTCTCCACGAATCTCGCGCTTGAACTGCATTGGCGTGAGGTTGTTCCGCTGTCGCTCTATGAATTTCTCTGGTACACGCGGATTCTTCCACGTCGGAACTTGTTGAACGAAGTAGTCGTTCTCGTCCCGTTCGGCTTCATCGAAGCGCTTGTAGAAGAAGCCACGCTTGCCGCGTGGTGTGGAAATCATCACGAACTGGTTCTCACCAACAGCGAGGAACGGCATCAGGACTTCTTGGAAAATCTCCTCGGGAACGTAAGCTGCCTCGTCTACGATAAGGAGGTCAGCCCCGTATCCACGAATATTAGAGCCATCACGACCAAGAGGTAAACACACAATGCGCGAACCGTTAGAGAAGTTAATCTCCGTTCGCGTCTCTCGCTGGATTCCCCATTCGTCGCTTTCAGCCTTACTGCCTCGCATCTCCGACTTGATTTGTCGGAACAGTTCCATCGACTGGCGCTGTGTCTTCGCTGTCAGCAGCACTTCTGCTTCAGCGTGCGTGATAGCGTACCAGAGCGCTTTCCACGAAGCAGAGCGTGACTTACCAACACGACGGCCAGCTACGAAAAGCTTTCGATTATTGGCGGAGTCCAAAAATTCCTTCTGGTAGTCGAACGGCTCGACACCGATAAATTCCTCTACGAAGTACGAGGGTTCAGTGACAAGCCGCTTCAGGTCGAGGTCTTCACCAATCATTGTTCGAATGGAACCTCCGAAATCTTTTCTTCGAGTCTCTCACTTGCAGAGAGCATATATGCGAATCCCGGCTCGACAAGCAAGACCCAGTGAATGTGCCCATTGTCGAGGACTGTGTGTTCCTCGATGAACCTCTCGGGTAGACCGAGTACGTTACCGGGCACACCCGGCTCGGCATCAAGCTCGAAGTACGGTGATTCTGTCATTCCAACACGCGCCCACGGCGGAGCGTCTGTCTGTTGGTAAATTGACGAGTCGATGTAATCGTAGAGCGTTTGCTCGATTACTGGCCCATCGTCGTAGGCCTGCACTTCCATTCGAGCGCCGTAGTAGCCAGCACTGAACGGTTCGATTGGCGTGTCGGCAAACTCGCTCGCATTCGACCAGCCTTCACTCATTCGTCATCACCTTCAGCCTCTTTTCGGAGTGCGGCGAGTTGTTCTGCAATCGACTCGCCACTCTGTGCCTTCTGACTCTCGGGGTCATCGAGCAGGCCAAGTTCCTTCATCTTTCGCGTCATCGTTCTGTCGAGGCGGTCGTAGGCGACGTTGATAGGGTTCTCCTCGTCTTCCGTGACGAGTTCCCCGTCTCGCATCACTGGGTCACCCTCGTCGTCGCGTACAATGTTTTCCTGAATGAGACCTTCCTCGGCAGTGTAGTCGTTAGCTCCGCGCTTCTTGTGCATATCAATCGCAATTTCGCGGAGCATCTGGAACTTCTGGAAGTTGTCTGCATTAAAGGGTGCATCGTTCAACATCGAGCGTACAAGCTCGTCAACCCACGCCTTCTCAATCTCTCCGAGGTTCTCGTAGTAGTTCGAGCGCTCGGTGTAGAGATTGTGCTTGGCAGCGTTGACGTTGTTCTTCGGTGCGCCACTCTTGCCACCGTGATAGGCACACCGACCAGCGCCAACGTGGTCAGTCTTGTATCCTGCTCGGTTGTTACAGTATCCTTTAAAGTACTGATTCTCCTTCTCGTCTTCATCTTCCCACCCCCACCGTCGTGCGTTACAGTCAAAGTCGGGGTCCTTCTTCGGAACATCATCCATTGGTTCCCCAATGAGTTCCTCTTCGTCGGGTGTGTCTTGCTCAGTCATAGTAATCACCGTGTGGGAGTCGGGCGCAGTTGGTCCTCATAATGCTTGTAATTAGTGTTCGCCTTTAAAAGAGAATATGGGTCTCTATGGGGGTAAAGTGTGTTCACGGTCATATATCAATAAAAGTCTGTTCTGTCTCTAATCGCTTGTCGGATTTGTTGGTGGTCCTGTGAACCCATATCAAATGCCTCAAGTAAATCGCGGAACTCGTCGCGTAGAATAATACGGTTCTCGTAGACGGTTGTATTCTCGTCGGAGACGAGAGACGCACACGCGACTAATACCTGTTCACTCTTGTACGAACCAAAACTATTAAAATCTATCTCTTCTGTCATCAACAACAGCTTTTCGCGTTCGTCGGGGGCCAGCGAAAGATGGTCGGCAATCAGTTTCGCATCGTTCATCTTGCCTGCTTGCCAGTTCCGTTTACCGCGATTCTTGTCCTGCACGCCGTCATTCAGTTGATTGAGCCATTCCCACTTGTCCATCCATTCACCCTGCCGGAATACTCGTTCCCTGTTCGAAGCATCGCGTGGGTCAAAGCCTGTCACAGTTTCAGAGCGTCCGTCATTTTCCTGTGGACTTGTACTATCAATAAAGCGTTCTTGGTCTCCATTCCCGCCACCAGTTTGCTGAGGACGAAGTGATTTTTCGTCCAGTTCGCGTACAGCGTGTTCGTTATCTGCTCGCTCGTCAGCAGTCATCGAAGAGAAGGCGGCAGAAGATTCGTCATCGGTAGACATATATATGGTTTGCACCTACTGGTATAAAAAGGTTACGATTGTTGTCGAAGTAGTAACTGGTCGCCTCACGCGCACGCACGCGCTCGCGCATTTAATATTGATATAGTATATACTAATACACTATAGTAAGGGTGTACCCTATAGGGGGTGAACACACGACTGCCTTAGTTTTCAAAAGGTAGTTCAAGTAGTACTGAATGCTTAGTGTTGATTGGGAGAGTGTGGTTGTGGTTTGGGTGAGTGGGGAGGTGGCCGTGGTTGGGTGAGGTGGATAGGCTTGGGGGTGGGTAATGTTAGGTTTTTGAAGGGAAGGGGTAATTCGGTTGCATATTTGAGATATTTTCAATCGCGGGTTGCCCCCCTTAAATTCGCAAAGAAATCTTTGCGTTATAAAAAAATTGGTTGGTGGTTCGCAAAGCGATTTTGGTGAATCACAAAACAATTTTTTGCGAATCACAAAAATCGTTTTGCTCACTGCTAAAATCGCTTTGCTCACAGCAATATATTGTTTGCATATAACCAAATATAGCGCACGTATTACAGCAGCAGCACAGCAGCAGCACAGCAGCAGCACAGCAGCAGCACAGCAGCAGCACAGCAGCAGCACAGCAGCAGCACAGCAGGCAGCAGCACAGCAGCAGCACAGACTCTTTTATAAGGGGTTTCTATATTGCCCCCTGAAAACAAGCTACGCAAAGCTTGTACCTCCAATATCCGGCAAATAGGCAATTTCCTTTATATGGGGGTTAATAGAAGGGTCTCATAGCCCCCCGAAATAACCCCGATTATAGCACCCCCCATATAAAGAATGACCGTAACCTTTATTGCTAACTCCCCGAAAGTTAGGGTGTAGTCAGATTCGGTGGAAGTCATCAACCCAAGTGGTTCCGTATCACCGAATTGCTGTAAGCTCCCTCAAGTTGGCTAAGAAGGCCCCAAACACCTGAAATACCGTATTTCAGGCAGTAGGGATTTGAGATTGCGAACCTGCCTCAAGAGGGTCAAAAAACACGGTAGACGGCCTAACACGGTGTTTCACAATGGATGTTAACACTAACAACGTTGGTCGCATAGCTACCCACAAGATTCCCGAGGAAACCCGCCGAGCGACGGCGGATATAGAGGTTCCATACGTGGAATCGGTCGAACGTGATTTGGCCGATTCAAACGCTGGAAACCTCGCAAATCAGGGTGTTCGCCTACTTGACCTTTGGCACAAAGCCGAGGGTCAAGAGGGGGAATACATCCGTCTTCTGGAAGATGAAGCCGGGAAAGAGCTGGAAGCGGCTTACCAGCGCTCCTACGAGGCTCTTAGCAGCCTTACGGCCTTCCTCAATTCGGTTCAAGAAGACGGCGAGCTTCCCCTGCTGGCAAAAGAGATGATAGACGCGAAATTCGTCTCAGAAGTCAGTCACGGCGGAGAGATAGAGCGTCAAGGTCTCAAGGTCTTAGAAGACCACTGGGACGGAGACGAGACCCTGACGACCACGACGGAGATAGCGGCGGAAACCGGCGAGAGAGACCCGGAATCCGCCGGAATCGACGGAGTGGTGATGGTTGACGGAGACGCTCGCACAGTCCAAGTCAAAACCGGCGACGGCGGAGACCCACAGGACTGCGAGGCTGATTGGCTGGTTCGGGTTAACCCCGAAACTGGCAACGTCACCCTGAAGGAAATCTGAGGGACACCCCCCTCAGTCCCCGGTTAAGGGGTATCAGGCTCAATATTTCGCCTGTGCCCCGCCGAGGGAAATTATGGAAGCCAAATGTGCCCACTGTACGAACGTTGCACAGTACGTAATCACCTACGAAGACGCTCTGGCAGTCCAGACGCAGGAAGCGGCCTGTAATAGCTGCAAAGACGCTCGTAGTGCCCGAGACAACTTCGACGCAAAGAGTCTCAACGCGGTTAAGGTGGACTTCTAATGTCCCACCGGACGATTCGGACGCTCGCCCTGCTGTGGGCGGTGACGGTGATAGTCGGTTGGACGATAGCGGTTGTCGCAGCAGTCTGAGGGGGTAACACCCCACCCCGGTAATACGATGGAACGAAAATGCTACTGCTCCTGCTGTGGATACAAGGAGCGCTGTAGAAGCGGTATTCGATGCCCGCGCTGTAGACGCGGCGAAATGTTGCTGTAGCCACTCCCGAGAGGGGGTGGCTTTTTTTTTTGGCTTTCGGGAACCGGAAACCTTATATAGAACCCGGTTCCCTGCATTGTGCAGGGTAAAACTATACTTAAAGGTTGGGGTGTATGGTTATACCCTGCGAAGCTGAAGGGCGCGACCCTCAGATTAGGCCCGCTGCTACCTACAACTCGAAAGTGAAATCACTTTGAGATACGCCTTTCATATTTTCGACTTCATCCCACGTATACCAAATTTCATCTATTACCTCGTTATCTTCCCCGTATACTGATATACTGATTCCTTCGTGTGTAAACCGACCGTCTACTGTAGGCATTACAAATTAACAGAAGGGAGGGATAAGTAAAAAGCTTTCTATATTCGACAGACAGAGCCGCAGGGTAGAACTTTACTTAAAGGTATGGGTATAGGTAAAGGGGGATAGGTAGGTGGGGGATTTATATAGGGGGAATACCCTGCGAGACCGGGGGGAGGGGGGGGGGGGGTCGGGGTTAGATGAGACCCGCCGACCGCATCGGGGAGGTATGCCCGTTGGGGCATTCCCCGTCGTCTTCTATCCGGTGACCACAGGGGCAGACGATAACCCCGTCAGCTCCGACCATCCAGTCACCGTCTTGTGATTCCACGAACTCGCGCTTGGTTTCTCCGAACATCGCATTTAGTTAGAAGGGTGGGGGACATATAAGTCTGTCGATTTGGGGACGAGAGCGATGCAGGGTATATCTATACTTAAAGGTTTGGGTAAGGGGAAAAGTTTATGTAGGGGTTATACCCTGCGACGAGAGGGTGGGGGCGGGAGCTATTCGAGAACTATGTAGTAATTGTAACCATTTCCGCCGACCGGGGAGACCGTCAGTGAGTGACCCGAAAGGGTATCCATTATTTCAGGGGTGAGACTGTCGTATTCCCCATTCCGAATTTCCGCTTTGACGACACCTTCAGTAACCCCGGCGTCGGCACGTTCGACGTTTCGGCACTTTGCTAACTCGATAGCTAATTGGGTTTTGCTTCCCATACACGTATGATGGGCGGGGTATCACTTAACTCTGTCGGTATGGAAACGAAAGCGATGCAGGGTATATCTATACTTAAAGGTTGGGGTATCCGGGGGTTTTAAGTATAGGAATACCCTGCGGGGAGCGTGGCGCGGGCGAGCTTATTTCACGGTCTCGGGGCTTGAATTTGGGGAAGCGTTTTGTGATTCGGCAAGCCGATTTTGCGATTCCCAAAGCGATGTTCGCATATCCCCAAGACCTACCAATCTGGTGACCAAAGCTTTATAGGGATACACCGAGTGTATCCAATTGCAATGTCGGACTACCACGACGCGGAAGGCGAGGCAGTGAGCAAAGAACAACTGCGAATCGGTGACCGGGTAGCTCTGCGCGTGAGCTGGTTCGGGGACTTTCAGGAGGCTCTGGATAGGCCCACGTTCTTCACGGTGACGGAAGCGCCGACTCACATAGCCGACCGCATTCTCGAAGGCGACGACGGACACACGTACAAGCTCTACGACTCTCGGGCGACGGTGGAATGTCTGAGTGACGACAAAGAAGGCAAGCACCGGGGGAACCTGTCGGGGAGAGTCAAGAAGCTGAACTAAGAGGAGACCCTTCGGCTGCGGCTGCGGCTGGCCGCAGGGTATATCTATACTTAAAGGTTAGGGTAGAGGGGATGAACACACTCCTCCCTAAGAGTTAAGTAGGGATACACCCTGCGAAGCCGAGGGGCGCGAGTGTGTTTACTCGTCTATCACTTCATAGTCGCGCCATTCGAGTTGTTCGTGTAGGTCAGAAAGTGCGATACTACGCGGGCCTTCGGGCGCATCAGGGGCGGTCTCTTCTATGCGAAGCTGAACCACGCCGTCCTCGTCGGCGTACATCGACTTGACGATGACCCTATCTTCAACGGGCGCACCGTCTGCCGGGCGCTGCCATTCGATGACCGTACCGGGTTCGATGATGGGGTATTCCACCATATAGGGTAATAGAGTGGGGAAGGGATAAAGCTGTCGGTCTGCGATGCAGGGTATATCTATACTTAAAGGTTGGGGGAAGGGGATGGGTTGGGGAAAGTTTATATAGTATAACCACCCTGCGGGGAGGTAGCGGGGCTGTATCGACAGCTTTATGGTTCCCCCACCCCTCTACCCATATGCAATGGCGAAGCAGGTAATTTCCGTCGAGACCGAGGAACCGCGATTCAGTCAGAAGACCGTCTACCACGTCCACACGGACGCGGGCGAGACCTACGTCTTCGAGCAGTGGCCCGACGCGCCGGGCGTGCGCTTCGTGCGCCGTGGCGCGGGCGACGACGGGCGCGAGGACTGTACCACCGTCAACTACACGCTGCCGCGCAACGTGCGCCGCGTGGCGAACGCGATGTTCGGGGGCGTGCGCGAGGCGTGCGGAGCCGACGCGGAGCCGCGCAAGGCCGAGCCGGTCGGCTGGTACAAGGACTGAACCGGCCTTTTTTTTTTCGCAACCGCACCGCAGGGTATACCCTTACTTAAAGGTTGGGGGTAGGGGGAAAGGATTATATAGTGGAAAAACCCTGCGAGGAGAACCGACAGGGTTAAGTATCCGGGGAGCGTAGGGGGTAGTGTAACGATGACGATGACCTACTGCCGAACGTGTCAGCGCGACGTGCATATCACGCACGACGAGGAAGAGTGTACCGGCGAGCCGAACCTTCGAGTCCCCGACGAGCTTCGAGGCGAGCGGGTGGCGCGAGAGGAACACGACGAGCCTGCGCGAGACCCACCGGACGTTTACTGAGGCGCGAGCCTCAGCTTCGCAGGGTAGAACTATACTTAAAGGTTTGGGATAGGGGGAAAGCTTTTTATAGGGGATATACCCTGCCGCGAGGAGGCCGCCCGACCTCTCAGTAGGGGTATTCCCCTTGTTCGAGTCTCTGGTTGGCCGGGTGGTCGTCCCGAACAACGCCGCCGATGATTTCGTCCAATTCTCGCTGGTAGGTGGCTTTGTCGTAGGCCATTGCAATTACGTCTAACAGGGGGATACGTATAAGTCTGTCGGTTTGGGGAGAGTAGCACCGCAGGGTATATTTATACTTAAAGCTTTGGGTAGGGGGAAAGGTTTATGTAGGGGATATACCCTGCGTTGCGACCACCGACAGCTTTATGTTTGGGGGGTGCGTATGGGTAGGTATGGCATACGACAGGGGAACCGTCGTGTTGGCCCGTGAACCGTACTCGACCAACCACACCGCCCGCCCGTTCCTGATAGTGTCAACCGAGGACTACGAACCGGACGGCTATCTCGGTGTCCCTCTGACGACGCGAGATAAGCCGAACACCTACGAGTTGACAGACTACGACAAGGAAGAGACCTTCGAACCGTTCGAAAAGGATGAAAACTTTGTGAACCCTTCAAGTCCGTGTCAGGTCAACGACCCACAGCGCCCCCTCTGCCGAGTGTCTGACGACTTCGTGGATATGGTGGCGGAGTTGGTCGCAAAGGCGATAGGGGCTTGAGAGAGTGGGCAGCTTTCTCGCAGGGTATATCTATACTTAAAGGTTAGGGTAGAGGGGATGAACACACTGCCTCCCAAGAGTTAAGTAGAGGAATACCCTGCGGCGAGGAAGGCGAGGCCCCGCCGAGGGAAGGCGCGTGTGTTCGCCCGCCTACAGGTTGATGAATCCCCGAATCTGGTCGCCGTCCCGAAGCATTTCCGCGTCCACGTCGGCGCGACGGACAGCTCCGTAGAAGCTGCCTATGTCGTCTTCGGGGATGATAGCGTGAATATCGTCGTCCACGACAGCCGAAGCCTCTTCGACTATCGCGGCACTGGACAGGTTGGTTCGAATCTGTGCGACCGTGCGGGCAGTGTCTCGTGCCATTGCATATGGGTACAGGGCCGGGGGATACTTAACACCTTCGATTTCGGACGGCGAGCGATGCAGGGTATACCCTTACTTAAAGGTTAGGGGTGGGGGAACCTTTAAGTATAGAAGTACCCTGCGGTGCTGGTGAGAAGAAATCGACAGCCTTAAGTGGATATGCGATAATGGTTATGTATGGCCGCGAGCCTACTACTGAAACGGTTTGAGGCAACGTTTATCGACTGTGCCAGCGACAAATTCGCGCAGCATCTACACAGCCCTGAAGCCGTCGAAGAGCGGCTAATGATGAAGGTTCACAACCTGTCGGGAGACCGGCGTCTGAAGTTGACCGACCGGGAAGCCGCTGCCTTGTGTGAGATTCTTCTCGAAGTGGAGACCTTTGAGGAACCGCGCAGCGAGGCAGAGGTACAACTCGCTCGGGAGATTCTCGACCGGCTGGAGCTACCGGACGGGTGGGAAGACCCGTTCGAATTTGCGAAGGTGGTCGCAACCGCGAGCGAGGACAACCTTCGACCGGCGGAACCAATGAAACACGTCCCCGAGGGTGTGGACGAGATTCGGGCGGCACGCGAGCGACGGGGAGACCCACGCCGGGGATTCCTGCCGTAGCGCGAGCGGGCGGTTTTTGCAGGGTATACCTATACTTAAAGGTTAGGGTGGGGAAAGACTTAAGGGTAGAAGTACCCTGCGGCGCTGCCGTCAGGCGATTTCGAAAGCCTTAAGTCAATCCGGCTCTTGGTATAGGATGTAATGGTTCGAAAGACCACGCGGAAAGCGGTCGCAGAGGTTTCGATTTCAGACAACGCCGGTACGCTGTACCTCGGTGTGGGAGTGAGGGAACAGTTGTCAATCGGCTACAACGACAAGGTTTCGGTCACTATCCCGAGCGCAGGCGAGACCGTGACGGGGTTCGTTGACTCGGCTGGTAACGTCTCTATCGGTGTCGGGAAGGCCCGCGAGATTCTCGAAGAGGCTACCACCGAAGAGGGACAGCGACAGGCAGAGGTCACCGAGGCAGAGGTCGAACCGGCCCGGCAGGTGTGGGAAGATGTTCACGGCGGGGCAGAGGCCCGGCGGGAGTCTGTCCCCCACCACGCTTCGCAGGTTCGCAACTGGTAGGCCCGAGCGCTCGCGGTTCCTTCGCGGAGCAGGGTATATCTATACTTAAAGGTTGGGGTAGGGGGAAAGGTTTATGTAGGGAAATCACCCTGCGGTGCGGCTGCGGTGCGAACCGACAGGTTTATACGTATCCCCCTCTTTGGTACAATTGCAATGGCCGAACTACCGCACTCGGTGATGGACGTAGAGACTCGGGACAATATGCGCCGCGCACTCGAAGACAACGAACGGGTGTTCTTCCACCCACAGAAGGCACTCATAGCTGTGTGGTGTGGCGGTGCGACTGTGAACATCTACGACGCCGCGACGTGGGAAGAGGTCGATATGTTCACGCAGTCCCTCGCGTTCCGTGACGACTCCGAACTGTCGGACGTGGAGAACGCCGTAACGGTTCGGCTGGCCGACAGGGGCTTTGTGCGGGAAGGCCGGGGTTCAGGCACTCAAACACCACGCACACAGGTCACCCAACGATAGCTTGTTAGGAATAATCATCGTCGGAATGATAGGCATAGGCATCTGGTTAGCCCTGCGGTAAGGGGCTTCGGCGGTTTTCCGCAGGGTAAAGGTATACTTAAAGGTTGGGGGTAGGGGGAAAGCTTTTTATAGGGGATAGACCCTGCGGCGAGGGGTTGGCCCCTCAGCTACCTGTCACTCAGCCGAGGAGCTTCCCGAGCGTATCGCGCTGTTCGGCTTCGACGTGCGCGACGATGTGCCCACCGACACGGGACGCCTCGAACTCGATACCCTCCGTGCGGAAGGTCTCGAAGAGCTGGCCCGCTTCGGCAGGGTGGGCCGAAACTCGAAGACCGCCTGCGTGTTCGGACTCTTCGACTTCGACGTTGTGTAGGTTGTTGTTCAGTGCGTTCTCCACGTCTCGTGCGTCGGGGATGTTGTCTCCCATTGCAATTGAATAGAAGGGCGGGTATACCTTAAGTCTTTCGATATAGGACGAGCAGCAACGCAGGGTATACCCTTACTTAAAGGTTGGGGGTGGGGGAAGGTCTATGTAGGGGGAAGACCCTGCGGGGCTGGAATCACCCTTATGGATATTGAATCGAAGGGTTTATACGTATCCCGCTATATTATCTAATTGCAATGGCGCAGAAGGCTACCACCCGACAGCAGCGAGCCGAAAAGCTTACGAACGTGCGCGTCTACGAGCTTCGAGACGGAGTGTTCGCGCTGCACTGTGAGAACGAGGACGGGGAATCGCGGAAGCGCGTTCTCGAACCCGGCGAGATGTACAGCAGTAGTCCCGATATGAAGTACCGCCCGCACGTCATCGGGAAGTATATGCGGCGGCTGGCGATGGAGAACGAGAAGGCCCGGAAGCTCCTCGAAGACGGTGCGCGGGAGCGCATTCAGGAGTACGACAGTCGGGCCAACGACGCCCGCGAGAAGGCCAACACGCTACACTCGGGGCTTCTCGACGTTCGGTAGACCGGCCCCCGATTTTTTTTT